GCGGATGCCGGGTTTTTCTCGTTATAGCTGTTCAGTGATCTCGCTTCCGTCCTTGAAATGAAATACCAGTCGCTCATCATCGTAGACTGTCACATGATCTATCAGTCCATGCCACAGTCTTTCATCGAAGGTGACGGGTAGTTCATCCAGCTCTCGCAGTTCAAACATGAAGCCGCCGATACGAAGCGCTTCAGCATCTCGGCTCTCTCGTTGACCCTGCAGCTTTGCATATCGTTCCTTGAGGAACTCGTACCGCTCAACATATCCGTTGTATCGTTCTAGGTAGCTGGCCTGGTCAAATGCTTGAGCAGCGTTTTCTTCTATGCAGGATCGGATCAGCCCAGCTACTACATCCATCTCACGGAGCAATTCATCGCATTCCGCGTCAATGCTGGTGTTGTCAGTCAAGGTGGATTGCAGCAAGCGGCAAGTTTCCAGGATCGTTTTTCTGTCCGCAAAAAGCTTGCTGACTGCCGACATAAACAGCCGCTGGATATCCGTGTCGTAAAGATGAGGTGTTCTGCATTTGTGGTCACCTTTGAACTTGCTATTACACTGCCAGATCACGCGGCGGTACTTACTGTTGGAGTGCCACACTTTGGAGCCATAGTATTCACCGCAATCGCCGCAGACGATCTGCGCCGAAAACAGTCTGTTGCAGTTGTGATTCTTTCCTTGGGACTTTCGCCGCTGGAACTCTGCTTGTACACGATCCCATTCGTCCTGCTGGATGATCGGCGGGTGACTATTCTCAACATAGTACTGCGGTACCTCACCCTTATTGACCTTCATCTTCTTCTGGAGAAAATCTACTGTAAACCGCTTTTGTAAAAGTGCAGCGCCTTTGTATTTCTCGTTGGTTAGGATACTTTCCACCGTTGTGAATTGCCAGACCTTTTTCCCACCAGGAGTAGGAATGCCCTCTGCGGTGAGCAGTTTTGCGATAGCGTTAGGCGTTTTGCCTTGCATGAACAGTCGATAAATTCGACGTACCGTCTCTGCTTCTCCCGGCACGATCTCCGGCAAACCATCGGCACCTTTGCGGTAACCAAGGAACTGTCCATAGGGAATGCTAACCTTGCCATCAGCAAACCGCTTCCTCTGTCCCCAGGTAACATTCTCTGAAATGGAACGGCTTTCCTCCTGTGCCAAACTGGACATAATGGTGATGAGCAGTTCGCCTTTCGAATCCAGCGTCCAGATATTCTCCTTTTCAAAATACACCTCAACACCGGCCTCTTTCAGCTTTCGGACGGTGGTAAGGCTGTCCACTGTATTACGCGCAAAGCGACTGACCGACTTCGTAACAATTAGATCAATCTTTCCTTCCAAGGCATCTCTGACCATACGATTGAAGCCATCGCGCTTCTTGGTGTTGGTAGCGGAGATACCTTCGTCTGTATAGACCTCAACGAACTGCCAATCTGATCTACCTTGAATGTATCTGGTGTAGTAGTCAACCTGTGCCTCGTAGCTGGTGAGCTGCTCCTCACTGTCGGTGGAAACTCTGGCATATCCTGCAACCCGGCGCTTTGCCAAGGAATTGTGCGCTATTCGTGTTACGGGGTTAATTGTCGCTGGTATTACTGTGATTGCTCTTGCTGCTTGTGCCATAATGTAGCTCCTTTCATCTCTCTGTCTTTTGGAAATACCCATGCCAGCCTCGATCCGGCAGCACTTGCTGTTTAGCTTTCTGTCTTGCTGATTCACGCATCTCCGGGGTCCAGCTTTCGGACCTGGAGCGGTGCTGCCATCGTTTAACGGCTTGAGTTCCGTCGGTGAAGCAGAACACCAGGGTGTTGTCATCGTGGGCTTCAATAACCGTTATTTTGCTCTCAAAGGCATCTGGGTCAAACTCCGTGAGGCCAAGGACTTCAGCTGTGATGCTATAAAGCAGCAGCTCCGGGATCTGCGAACACTGGCAGGTCTTTGCGCCTTTGGAAAGGTAGGTCGAGCAGTTCCAGAAGGATCGCTTTCCATGTCTGCCGCGTTTGTAATTCTTGCCGCACTTGGCACAGCAGATCTTGCCGGTAAAAGCTGACCGAGTAGGCTTTGGTCTTTCTTCAGCTGCAAGCCTCAATGCCTCAATGCGCTCCTGGGCCTTTGCGAAGGTTTCTGAGTCGATGATCGCCTCGTGAGTTCCCTCGGCGTAATACTGCGGAAGCTCACCGCGATTCTTTATCTGTTTCTTCTCCAGGTGGTTATTCACAAAGGTTTTCTGGAGGAGCGCGTTGCCCAGGTATTTCTCGTTGGTGACCACATCATGAATGCGCTGCTGGCACCATTCGCCACCCAAGCTTCCTCTCATGCCTCTGGCGTTGAGGTCTGCCGCAATGCCGCCCATGGACTCTCCGTCGTTAAACCGCCGGAAAATCTCCCGGACAATTTCTGCTTGTGCCGGATCAACTGTAACGACGCCCTTTTTGATGGAGTAGCCGTAAAGGAACCGCAGATTTATCATCTCTCCGCGTTCAAAGCCTTTTCGGATACGCCACTTCATGTTCTCGCTGGCTGAAAGACTTTCTTCCTGTGCGTAGGAAGCAAGGATCGTTATCATTAGCTCACCGTCCGCGCTCATGGTGTGGATGTTCTGCTCTTCAAAGAAAACATCAACACCGAGCGCCTTGAGTTCACGAACACTTTCCAACAATGTAATGGTATTGCGCGCGAACCTGGATATGGACTTGGTTATGACCATATCGATCTTTCCTGCACGGCAGTCCGCAAGCATCTGCTGAAACTTCTCGCGGTTGTCCTTGGTGCCGGTTAACGCTTCGTCTGCATACACCCCAACATACTGCCACCCTTTGTGGTTCTGGATCAGATTGCTGTAATAGCTGATCTGGGCCGAAAGCGAATGCAGCATAGCATCCTTACCGCTGGATACCCTGGAATACGCTGCCACTCTGGTCAGTTTTGGAATACTAGCAGCTGGAAACAATACCTGTTTCACAGATCGTTCCATACAGAACACCTCCTTTGTATCAATATGGGTGTACTGTATGTTCGCTCTAAAGAGGACAAATAGCAAGGGATATTAGAGAAATATGCTACACAAAGACAGACCGTGTATTTCCGTAACCTTTGTGTGTAATATGGCTGCCTCATCCGCTGAAATAATGCCTTGTGCAGCCATGCTGTCCACCAGGGAAATCGACAAGCGATAGCGCATCAGCCGGGTATGGAATTCCTTATCCGCACTTTCGGGAATCGAGGTAACAGGCACGGCAACAGAACTTGCGATTCTTGTTTCCATAGGCAGTAAACTCCTTTCCGCAATACTGGCAGATCAAGGTGTAATATGCTTGCTTTTTGACCTTGTCCTGGTTACTGTTCCAGTAAGCCATCCTGCACCGATCCGAGCAGAACTTTTTCTCTTTGCGTCCTCTGGGTTGTTTAACGGGTTTTCCACATTGCAGGCATACGCTTGTCCCCGGTATTTCCGGGTTGCGGCGTATATGTGATTTAACGGTGTTATATGGCATACCCAGCACTTTGGAGATAGTGGAAACGCTGTATCCTTTCAGCCGCATATTATTTATGGCGTTCATATCCTGTAATTTCATCGGTTGCTCCTTTCAAAAATGCCGGGAGAGCAAGGGACACTCGCCCTTCCGGCATAAGCCTTACTCGGTAATCTGAATGACCTTGATCGCTTCAGGACGGATCAGCTTACCATCCAGATGCTCATAGCCCAGATAACCGACCTGCTGGTGGAGCGCATACAGTTCCTCCATGATCCTAGCTGTGAAGCGCACACGCTGGACGATCCAGTAGTAGCTGAAGTCACCGAAAGCGATAGGCTTCGCTCCGGCATCTGCATTCGGCATGGCGTTGCAGATTACCACCGGTCTGCCCAGAATTGTATCGTTGGTGTGGTTCCAGATGTAGTTGCCATCGGCATCCTTGAGGGTGCGAAGTGCCAGCGCAGTTTCATCGTTCATCATCCATACACCGCTCTTGCGGTATTCCTTCTTCACAGAGAAGTACAAGCTGATGACATTGTCATAGGTGATGGCGGTAGTAGTTACACCGATTTCCGCGCCACCTTCTGAGGCAAGGATACCCGTAGGAGTTTTCTTTCCATCGCCATTAACAAAGGCATCTTCTTCTGTACGGCCCATGCGCTTGGCAAAGGAGTCGACCAGGTATCGCTGGATATTAAACCCGGTGTCAGTAAGGAAGTCCTCGTGGATGCGGATGATCGTGCCAAGCCGATGTGCATGGATCGGCAGCTTCTTGAAATCGTCCACACCATCGTGGTAGGTATCCAGGGAGCCATCGCCCAGCCAAGTGGCAATATCCTCCGCATCGCAGGTAAAGATGGTGCGGTCGCTGCCAGGTGCGTTCACGATGGCGGCCAGAGAGCGGAACACATTCTCATTTCTCATAGCCGCCATAAACTGTTTGCTCTGTGCAGAAGGCAGCGCATAGCTGTTGGTCATTCTGTGTCTGCCCTGGGACAGACCATTGTAGGTGGGGTTCTTACGCTTCATGGCATCCCAGAAGCTTCTTTCGTATTCGGTTGAATTGATGTGATACATTTTCTTTCCTCCAATTTGTTAGTTACAGTTCTCACAGGCATATTCGCCCAGGAGATGATCAGATTTGTACGGAACGACTTTTGCCATTGCTTTACCGCACATAGGGCAACGGATGTGGTACTGGTCGGGATCGCCTTCCAGCGGTTTCATAGCCAGCAAGGTATATCGATGTGGCGCTATTTCTGCCAGTGCAAAGTTGCCCTTGCCGAGAGCATCAGCGATACGATTCGCCGGGAATAACGGAACCTTGTCCAACCCGGTGCTGTCCATATCTACCAAGGGATAATACTTGCTCATCGGGTGTTCCTCCTTTGTAACGCGGCATATCTACGACTGCAGCGCCAAGCCTGGTAAGCAGTAATGCCGTAATACTCTCTGGCGGCCGTGAGCATATTGTCCAGTGAGCTATACCAAAGCGATGTGGTACCGCATTGCAGGTTAAAGTGATTGTCCTCTCGCAGATCCCTTGGAACAAGCAGCACAACAGCGTCCTTCCTAAATCTGAGAATTACAGCAAGTAGATGGAATGTCCCGAAATTGATGTGGCCGCGCAGGTGCTTGTCCAGATATCGTGTCAGACGGAACATCACTTGTGACCTCTCTTTGTCAGTCGCTTGCCGGACAGATCGCAGAAGCGCTCACGGCAGTAATCCATGGCCTCGGCATAGGTGCCGAAATAGATGCAGGAGAATCCGTGTTGCACTCTCCAGATAACAAGATCGGGATCAGCGCTCTGGGAGATGGTGACAGGTTTACCGCTCATGGTCTGAAGCAGGAAGTGGCAAACATACTCTTTGCCGGAAAAGGAGTCGATGTCGCTGACGGACAGCTTGGGTTTCTTGTTGTAAAACAGTCTGAATTTCATATAAATTCCTCCATTGATTTTGATTGGGGCTATCACCCCGTTTGAAATTGCGATTTTGTGCGCGAGCCCCCACGCCCGTTGCACGGACGAAAGGTCGTAGAGATTTGATCCCCCTAGGGGAGCGGCTTTGCTGGTTGCGATCCACCTCCTTCATCCGTTTTTATGTTTGTCATACTCACCACCTCCTATAGGTAGGCCACGAGAATGGCAAAAGTTAACCCCCTCACCGCGAAAAAAGTTTGTTCCGAGAAACAAAAAATCCCTATATACGCGCAAATGCGTATATAGGGTTGAAACTACTGCCTATTTCTTATCTTTTTATTTTATTACTTGTTTTTTAGGAACATAGGAACAAGTGCCATAAAGCCTTGATAACGCTGGTGTTCCTGCGTTCCCAATGGTCTGTACCCAGAGATTCCGACCGGGAACAGCGGTTGTACCTGGATAGGAACATTTATTGGGAACACCGCCAGGTACAACTGTTGAGAACAGGAGATTGAAAGCTATCGATTTCCTATCTTTAGCCGACAATCGCACAACTTTGCGAAAGTATATTGTAAATGCGGAATTCTTGTGATATAATATTCTTATACAAAATATGGAGGTGCTTTATGGCCGTTTCATATAACAAGCTGTGGAAGCTTTTGGTCGATAAAAAAATGAGCAAGGCCGATCTGCGAAAGGCGGCAGATGTTGCTCCCAATACCATGACAAAATTACGCCGAGATGAACCTGTTACCCTTGCGATCCTTGGAAAGATCTGCAATGTTCTGGAATGCGATTATGGCGATATTATGACCTATGTCCCCGACAGAAACGAAAGAACACAAATTTTATAAAGAGAGAGTAGGGTTCATATGAAATTATTTGTATACAAAGGCTTTTCTGCTGATTTTTTGTCCACTGTTGCTGTTTTACCTTTAGTTGACACCGAAATATCATCAAAAAAGAATGTATTACTTTTTGATAATAAGGTTCGGCGCACTTTGGACAGAGCGCTTCTCTCTATGGACGATGATGAGGAGTTTTGGATTACATACGAGGAATATGCTTTGTTGAAAGATCGCGTTGAACTCGCAGCTAAAGATTATGGCCTGGAAGTTATTATTTACACAAACAACCTGTACCCTGAGTACTATCCTATCGAATTTGATCTTGACGAAGAACTGTTAGAAGAAATTCGGACGAATCTCGATCTCGAAATGGCTGCAGAGCAGACAACAGCGTGCAAAAACTTCTTCTCTGTGTATAATTCTCTTGAGAGCATCGACGGAGAGTTGTTCGCCAGCTTTTATAACTATGAGTTTGAAAAAGGGCTAAAGGTAACCGTTAGCCCATACTATCCGACTGCATTTTCACAGGATTCTATTGATGTGGTGGATCTTCATGTCCATATCACCAACGATATTCCTCTATTTTTAAAGGAATTGACACGAATCAAACGCGCGCAGCCTCGCTGCATTAGTTACAGCATCACAAACGGATTACTTTCAGAGCGCAATTTGTCCGCACTTCGGGCACATTGTCAGTATAATGGAATCTCGATTTGTCAAAGGCCAATGCCTGCTGAGCAGTCTGTAGTCCCAGAAGAAGAACTCATTAAGATCGCACAGAACGATATTAAAATTCCGAATTTCGAATCTTTTAGAAAACTGCGGTTTTACAAAAATCCCGATATCAACAATGATGTTATCGAGGTCAGTCAGGCAAAAATTATCGGTGATATTATTGCGCAGGCAGAAAATGCCTATGCAGAGCCGCACGATTATAGAGACATTTTTATTACCGCTTCAACCGGTGCCGGCAAATCGGTTATGTTCCAAATTCCGGCGATTTATCTGGCAAAAAAACACAAGAAATTAACCATCATTATTGAACCGGTTAAAGCACTTATGCAGGACCAGAAAGAGCAACTGAACGCTAGAGGTTTTCACCGTGTAGAGACCTTTAACTCCGATCTTATTTCGCAGGCGGAGAAAGAAGAAGTACTCAAGCGCGTAAAAAGCGGTGAAACGGATTTGCTGTATCTTAGTCCAGAAACACTGCTGTCATATTCTATGGAAACGCTGATTGGCGATCGCGAAATTGGATTAATCATTGTTGACGAAGCACATATTGTCACAACCTGGGGCGTCGGTTTCAGACCCGACTATTGGTACCTGGGTGGTTATATTAACCGGTTGCGCAATCAAATTCAAACAAAATGGAATAAAGACAAAAAAGTAGCTCATTTCCCGATTTGTGCGTTTACGGCAACTGCTGTAAACGGCGGTCTTGATGACTCCGTGAGCGAAACGATTATCAGCCTTTATATGGAAAATCCGATCAAGTACATAGGATATGTAAAGCGCGACAACATTCGTTTTAACATCTCGGTAAGGGAGTCCAATAAGCTGGCAAACCCCGTATATGAGGAGAAGAAGGCAACCGATCTAATTTCACGAATCAACGAGTGGATTGCTGCGAACACCAAGACAATCGCTTATTTTCCCTACGCATCCTATGCCGGTGATGCTTTACGCGGCATTAAAAGTTTTGCTGGAAAAACTTTTGATCGTGATAAGGTGGCACTTTATACTGGAAGAAATCTCGATGATGTGAGTACAGCGGTGCTGGCTGAAAGGAAACGAAAAGCGTTTGACGAGTTCCGGAGTGGTGAAAAGCCTGTTATGTTGGCTACAAAGGCTTTTGGTATGGGTGTGGATATCAATAATATTGTCAATGTATATCACTACGCCGTTACCGGAAATCTCTGCGACTATGTGCAAGAAATCGGAAGAGTTGCAAGAAAACCGGGTATGACTGGTTATGCAATTACTGATTATTACTATAATGACATTAGTTTCATGCAGCGATTGTTTGGTATGTCACAAATCAAACAGTATCAGATTAATCTTGTTTTATCGGGCATATATAACACCTTTAAAAACAAGAAGGAAAGCCGTAGCTTTTTGATCTCTCCCGAGTCATTCACATATATCTTTACAGGAAAGGATGCGAACGATAGCGAAGATAAGCAAATTAACAAGTTAAAGACTTGTTTGTTAATGCTTGAAAAGGACCTATATGATAAATATAATTTCAAGGTCCTTGTTTCCAGGCCGCAAGGTATATTTACAAAAGCTTACGTTGTCATTCGTAAAGAATGTGAAGAACACGTCCTTAACTCGCAATACGGAAAATACTTTTCCTTCGTTGCTCCAGGTAGAGTACAAGAACAGCAATCAAATAGCAGTATGACTGTATCGGATGCTGGAGATGTCTTTTTCTTGGATCTTAAGGCCGTATGGGAAGATCACTATCCCAATCTCTCTTTCCCACAGTTCAAGTATTGGTATTTTAATAAGAATTCAAATTCTAAAGACAAAGTAGAGATTATGCCCAGCATTCGTGACGAATTTAGTGTTCGTCAGAAAGTATCGGTAGAAACAAAGGGTGAACTGTTGCTTTGTGATGTTCGCGCCAAAATTTTAGAGGATTTTGAGTATATTGCAGATACTCTGTATGCCACATTTAAGCGAACATATTTCACTTTGGAAGAGTTCGCAAAAGCGATCAGCCCGAAATATGGAGCTACCAAGGCGCGAATCATATCGAATTCGATTTTTCATTTAGTAGACCCTGAGAGCAGATGTGTAAAGCACCGTGCTTTTGATGATCACGCCGCATCACAGTATACTTTGTCGAATGGAACTTTCAAGGAGATACTTAATCGCTCGATAACAAGATCGCAGTTAATTAAAAACCTGGACGGAAACAACAATACTTCACTTTCCAAGTTTATGCCTCTTTCTCCTGAGGGAAAAGACGCAATTGCATTGAAACTGCTTTCCATTTTCGATTATGCGACTTATGAAGTAGTGGGTGGTGAGCAGCCCGAAATCTTTATTCGTTTGAATGACCCCGAAAAAATCCGTCGTATAGTCTATGGCGAAATCAAGTATTCAAACAGCTATGTCACCAAAGCCAAGCAGAAGCATGAGCGCGAAGTGAAGATTTTGAGAAAGTTCTTTACCGATCCGTTCAGCGATGAAGCGCGGTGGGACTATGTGGAACGCTATTTCCTTGGTGATGATGTTTTGCGTGAAGTAGAATCTGTTGCCGAGGAAAAAGTGGACTTCAGCAAGTTCGTGGATAAGGAAAGATCATATCCCATTAACAATGTGGATTCGTGGGATAGAATTGCATTCCTTTTTGACGAAAATATTCAGTCGATCATCGGTGATTTTGCGGAATTGGGCATTCCTCTACCAAATTATTTGTCTACCGCAGTAAAACACAACCTGCTGGACGGAGAAATAGTCATGTCGTGGACAGAGAAAAATGTCATCGTTTTCTCCGAAACAATCAGCGAAAAAGATGCCGCTATCTGCGCCAAAAAGGGATGGCATCCCTTTGAGCTGTTTGCAATGGAACCTGAAAAACTGAAGGAGGTAATCGGATAATGGCCTATATGTATCCGCGCATACGAGAAAAAGTCAGCGCTCCTACGGCCGAACAGCTTGTCTATGACGAACTGAAGAAATTACCAAATGATTATATCATTTTTCATTCTGTGCAGTGGGTAAGAAAGAATTTGAACCGCAATTTCACATGGTACGAAAATGATTACTTAATCTTTCATAAGGATTACGGCATTTTGTTACTGGAAGTAAAGGGTGGCCATTGTTACTTCAAAGATGGTCTCATGCATCAGCAAAACACAGTAACCAAAGAGGTGAAAATTCTTGAGGAAGGTAACGACCCATTAAGTCAGGCACAGCGTGGAATTCAGCATTTTCGAAAAATCATAGAGAAAACAGCGTTAAAGCATGAAGGCAGTATTTGTATTGAGCCGCTCATCTGGTTCCCATCCTGTGTTTTTGATCCAAATCAAAGCCTGCCGCCAAACTATCATGATGTATCGTTTGCCGTTCTGGATTCCACTGCATTTTCTTCGCAGTCAGGCGTTCCTTTGGAACAGCGTCTTAAGGCGATTTACGACAGCTATGGTTCCCAACGCAAAACGGTGCTGTCCGAACAGCAGGTGGAATGGATTAAGAACTTAATCGCTCCGGATTTTGATTTAATCCCTTCACCCAGTATCGTGAAAACCGAAATCGAAAATGCTTTTATTCGACTCACCTCCGAGCAGGCTGTTCTTCTGGATTACATAGAAGAGCAGCGGTACGCTGCCATTCAGGGTGCTGCTGGCACCGGAAAAACAATGATTGCACAAATGGCTGCAGAGCGTTTTGGTAAAGCCGGAAGAAAAGTGCTATTCCTGTGTTACAACTCCTTCTTATATCGGTACTTAAAAGCAGAACATCCGAAGGAAAATGTAGACTACTATAATGTTGATACCTTTGTCTCAGAGTACTTGCAAATGGAAGCCGGTAGCGTAGAGAAGCGTATTCTAGCTTATAACAGCATCAACATTGATTTATTTTCCTACGATGACGTAGTGATCGATGAAGCGCAGGATCTGGGGAATGACGAAATTGTCTTTTTTAAAGAACTGTGCGAATTAAAGGATGGTCACTGCTTTGTGTTTTACGACAAGAATCAGGTCGTTGTTTATGATAGAACCGATCAGCACACGTCTGTAAAAGAAGCAGAACATCAGATACTCCCTTGGATTGCGCAGTCGGAATGTCGGTTGCTGTTGTCAAAAAACTGCCGAAACACCATCGAAATCGCTAAAACAGCGTACAGCGTGATTGACTACGATGTGCTGCAGAAAATGAACGATGTTTCTGGCGAGCAGCCTACCATTTTGTTTGCAGAAAAAGAATCGGTGCAAAAACTTGCTGATGTCATCAATCATTATCTGCGCCAAGGTTATAAACCGGACGAAATAACTGTTCTGACAATGAAAACCGAGGACAAGTCTATTACTTCAGGAGTAAAAAGGCTTCATGGCATCCAGTTTAAAAAGGAACCTTCCGAGACAGGTGTTTTGCTTACAACTGCCAGAAAATTTAAGGGCTTGGAAAACAAGGTTATCATCATTACTGACATAGATGAGATATGTTTTTCAGATCCCGCAATCAAAAAAGTATTCTATGTAGCCTGCTCCAGAGCAACACATCATCTATCGCTTTTAATTAGTGGTGGATCAGAAAAAATCGCAAGTATTGCTGCAGCAATCCCTGGAACCGGTTTTTCCGGGAAAGGAAAGATTGTATTGAAAACCAAGACAAAACCACTAAAAATATGATGTGTTTATATTTTATGCGGTTGTCGAGTGGTACGGCGGAGTATATGAATGCTCGTTGGGAATTGGGATCTTTAAAGTATAACGGGAGTAATGCTATATGCTGTCAAAAGAAAGCTTTATCTTTATAGAATATAACGGAGTTCAGTACCCAGAGGGATATCCTGCACACATACATGAGGTGGCAGGTCATCTGGATAAAGGAACCATCGAAACGGCTGAAAGGTATTCCCTTCATACCGAATACAGTTATGGAAAGCGAAAGTTTGATACTGAGCGCATAGCTGCTTTTCCGATTCTTTGCGAAGCAAATAAAGATGGTGTACCTCAACTTTGGAAATCCAGTGAGTGGGCTGAAGAATTCGCGACATTCATTATTGGACTGACACAAGTTCACAACTCACCTGAGATCATAGAGGTTCATCCGCCGTTTAATGATTATTGCTCTTTAGAGGAGTTTTCCGAACGATATCTCATTTTTGAGCAAAGAATCCATGCAGTATATCCAGATGCTACTATTGTAATTGAAAACAGATCCGGCGCGGTATATCACGGTGGCAAGTTTCTGGTAGGAAAAGCAAAAGAAATTGCATCGCTCTGTGAGATCATTCGCCAGCGTGGACTAAAATTGGGTGTCGTTCTGGATTTCCCGCAATTGCTCACTGCTGAAGGGATTGATACTCTAAAGTTCAAGGCCGAAAAGTATCAGGTAGCCATTGATACCCTTATCCCTTATAAAGATCTGATCAAAGGTATTCATATTTGGGGCAAAAAGAAAAGTGCCACCGGCAGATGGGTGGCTCACGCTGGAAACCTTGATACGTATTTTGGTGGCAATCAAGATGTGAAAGCATTGTTCATTTCTGGAATAGAGCAAATTTGCAATGATGGTAAAAAGCGTTTTCTGGTACCGGAAGTAAACTCTGGTGTAACAGATTTGGATGCTATTATGAGAGATTTGTTTGAATAATCTTCCTAGAGTGAAGTAACCTGAAACTCAGCAAGGACTACTGGGTTCATTATATTAGTAGTTTTGAAAAGAAGACGGCGAGGTGTATTATATGCCGAAGTTATTGAAGGATAATACCATTGTGTTGTTGGATGGCGGTATCGAATCATATCTTATGGCACTTTATGGAATGGCCATGCCTTCACTGAGAAGTCTCCGCAAACCAGAAACCAAATATGCCCCAATTGTTGGATTGTACGGTGCAGCAGCTGAATTGTTGGTAAAGGGATGCTTGGTACAAGCAAAAGGCTCAACCGCTATGTATAAAAACGGGGACATTTCAGCGGGTGTTTATCGTTTTGGCAGTGAAGTAATAGAGGATTTGCGACGTTATATTAGAGACGAAGATGGATGTATTTCATACATCTGGGGAAATGCAGAAAATCACGACGAGCAGAAAAATCAACTACTCCACTGTTTGGGTAAATTTAAATTGCATCAGGAACTTCGCGCCAACGGTCTCCATGCGGGACTTGGATGTTCAAGAGATATTACCATTGCTACTGCTACTGATGTCTATACTTTTATCCAGTTATTGTCGCAAAGCAAAAAACTGCGGCCATACCTAAAAAATGTTCCTGCCCCCGAAGCAACAATTCGAGATAGAGAAGCGATTATAGAAGACCTTTCACGTAGACTCCGGTCAACTAAGGATGATTCCACAAAGGTCGGATTACTGCGTGGGATGTACCTTGTACTGCCTTATGTGCCGGAAATGAAACCCGACTGGGTCGATGCGTTTGATAGAATCGCCGCATCTCCTCCAACTGAAGGGGATTTGTCGTATCTTGCAAAGACACTTTCGGATGCTCATAGTATTTACCTCCTGAAAAATCGTGGTGGCAAGGAAGGCGTTCCGGTACGTGTGGACCCGAAAGACCCCGATGCACTCCCTGTTGCAATTCAAAATATCAAGAGAACACTAAGTACAACTCCCGACAAATTTAATAACGATATTTTGACTGCGAATACGAGGTTAGATGAGTCAAGGTTGGACCTGCCTATCGATGATTTCCTAGTCGACCTTTATGCCTTGGGATTGGAAGATGCAGGAGTGTTGACAACCGGGACACAGAAACTGACAGCACAGCAAGTTTGGCCATTTGTTGCAGCAGCCTATAGCACAAATGGGACACCTCGCCCATGCTGGTTCATTATTAAGCACTGTGATGAGATGGATCAGTTAATTGCGTTTCTCAAGAGGGCAGAAAAATGTGGTAATGGCTATTTTAAGAGACGTTTGCCAGAACTGCTAAAAGCTCTTGTGGCATATAAAAATGGCACTCATCTAGCCATAGGCGCTAAAAAGGGTGGGGTATTTAGTGATATCCCTGCTCACAAAGAAAAACTCGAGAGTTTGACTGCTGAACAGTTAAAGCCTTTCAATCCGGTTTTCTTGAGAAAATATCCATTAAGCGAACAAGCGAACAATATAGTCCGTGAATTCATTTCTGACACAAAGAATGCAGGCTCAGCTTTATGCGCGCTTCTGGAATTGGATAGTCTTACTGATAATGATAGAAAGGCGGCCCTAGCTTTGTTACCGCTGTGCTATGATTCTGGAAACAAAAATGGACTTATTTCAGTCCTTCGCACTGTACATATGAAAAACTATATATCTAATGCCAGAAAAATGATGTTTTTTGCAGATTTTATTGAAAATGGTCCCCAGTTGTGAATGATAAAATAAAATTGACAGTTTTCGGTCAATAAGATTTTACGGTTTTTACCGGTATTTGTAAATAGGATAGTTCAATTGCTGGAATTTAAATTTCATTTCATATTAACAGCGCAGGAAAAGGACATCTTTTTATCAATTCAGAAAAACCTGCT